AGTATCTGAACCAGCCATATTATTCCTCCTAAAAATGGGTATTAGAAAAGCACTCCGAAAGTGGAGTGCTTTGGATTTACTTATTAATTATTTCTTTAAAACGTTCAATCGCTTTTGCATTATACATGAAATTATCTACTTCTTTAGGTGAGTTAGCCGATTTATCATGATAATATCCACCGTATTCTTTTGTTTTCATATTATTTGCATTAGCAATCCTACCAATTTTATTAGCTGAAAGACTAAACATATTTCCTACCTCCCCAGCTTTATAATGTTTTTCTTCCGAAGCGGGGAGTGGAATCACCATATCACCGGCAAGGGCTTTACTCGCATAGCTTGCACAAATTTGTTTGTATTCGGGAATTGAAATTTGTTGCGAAATTTTAAGCCACATTGAAGCGTTACGCGCACGGGAATTATTTAATTTTGCTGTAGCAAGTTCACGCTTAATCATATTTGTATTTGGAGAAAGTTTTATGTTTCCGCTCATAAGACCGTCCATGATGTCCCATACCCAGTCCATGAAAGCGTCTGCGCCTGTCTGTTGGCTCCAACGGCATATTTCCATAATGCCTTTTCGGTTGTAAACGATTGTGCTATATGTCTTTCCATCAGTAGCCCCCAATTTGGGGGTAACTGAATATTTATCTAATCTGTTCTTATGGCGGCTATGAATTTTGTCTATTGCTTTTTGGGGGTCACTATATTCAAGTGCTTTACCTATTTGTTCCCGCGTCATGTAATAGTCTTTACCGTCGCTATAAAAGTCGCAATTAACTGTACCAAATGATTCTGATTTTATGATTTTTAAATTATTCATATCATTGCTCCTTTCTTGCCTGCGAATTAGTCTCTTGGGATTCCATAAGTTCACATAGTTTTAAAACCCGTTCAAGTTGTTCGCGATTCATTTTGTTTAATTCCAACATAAACCTATTTAGTATTTCCTTTTCATTTTTTGCCATAATAAAAAGTACCTCCTTCAAAAAAAATAGTTGAAGTGGTACTCTACCTGTGATATAATAATTTCACAGGTAGTAATACCTCGTGCAATAGAAGTTTCGCTCAACTTTCTCAGGGGAGGGCGTTACTTCTATTTTTTTATTTCAGAATCTTTGACAAGTTGTTTTATATAATCTCTTAAAATATCCTGCATATCTTTATCACGATTTATGGAATAAATTTTAAAATCTTTGTGCAATTTGTCGTCAATTCTGATTGTTAAAGTTTTAATTTTGTGTACCTCCTCTCATTGCTAACATTCTATCATTGCAAAATGACAATGTCAAGAGGTTTTCCAAAATAATTGTAAATTTTTTCTTGCATTATTTACATATTGCTAATAAAAAAGCAACCGCTTTAACGGTTGCTTTGAATGCCAATATTAATTTTTGTGTGCTATTCTACAACTACACTGTTTATTTTGTATTCTTCTTTGTCTGAATGATATACAAGTTCTACTGTAAAGTTGCTTCTTATTTTTGCCCCGAAAGAATTTTCCGCATCAACATATGATGATACTGTATATGTATCTCCATTTTTATAAATTACGTAATTATCATATTCAAAAGGAAATTTTGCTGTAGACGGGGCTTTTAATTTTTTTTCTACTGCCTGTTGAGAAATAGTAATTACTGTAGATTTTAATTGCTCATCAGCACTCGGCTTTGAGTAATTCCAAACTAAAAAAGCCGTTCCTGCAATGATAACGAAAATAAATATAAATATTGCAAAAATGTATTTGTTTTTCTTATGATTTAATTTTATATCTTCTTTCGCTTTTTCTTTGTTCTCTACACAAGCAGGACATGTGTCTCCATCATATTCAGTCTTACGCAAAAGACATTCTTTTCTATTGCTTTCCATGTTTTCCCCTCCTTAATTCCATATTGTACCATGCAATAGCAAAAAGGTCAATCCTGTTTATGTATTTCATTCCATGCGTTAAGATTTTCTACTAAATCTTTTATTTCAGCTAACTGAAAATCTCTTCGTGTCCATTTAAGCAGAGATGTTGCCATTACTTCAAGCCGAGGAAAATTGATTACATTGTCGTTTTCTGCTCCGTCAAGTTCAGTTGCGTCATCCCATCCGCAATTTTCATCCAATCCTCGGCTGTTCGGTTTTTTCCGTCACCTATTGAATCATTAAATGCGTCAATAATGGCTTGAGAGGTTTTTCCATTGTAGAAATCCCCAATTTCCATAATTATGGAAACCTGTTCTGGCGTTACCTGTTGTGCCGGTATATTAAGTTGTATTGCGTTATATTTGAATCCTTCATTGATTAGCAGCGATAAAATCCAGTAAATTTCATCTAAATCCCGTAAATGAGCATCAAGATTCTGCACGTTTCCATACTTGTCCTGAATTGCTTTCATAGCTACCGTGTTAAACCGAATAGGATATTCTTTACCGCCTAACTGAATATTCCTCATAAAAGCCTCCGTATAATTATAAAGTAAAGCGGGGATTTTGCCCCCCGCTGCATTAAACCGCTGTCGTGAATTTATAAACTGTGTCCGCTAAAGTCTGCCCGAAAGCGTCAGTCATGTTTGTAATGATAATTGCATATTCTGTTGATGCTGATAAGTCCGCCGTTGGATTAATTGTAAGTATTTTTTTTGTCCCGTCAAAAGTTTTTGTCGCGGCGATAATAGTATCGTCAGATGTTTTAACAAGGATAGCGTTACCATGGTCGATTGCATTGTTAAATGTAAGCGTAATGTCTGTGCCAACGGCTATATCTGTTGCTTCGTTTGCCGGTATAGGTGTACAAGCTAAGGCTTCATACGTATTGGGTATGTTTAAATCCTGTATTTGAGTTGCAAGGGCTTGCGTTACTGTGTCAAAATCTTTATGGCGCTCATATTTCCTTTCAGCATTTAGCATAAAAGTGCCATTAATTGTTGGACCGGTAAGCGTTACCGATTTTTCTTTTGATTTATATGTTCCGCTTACCGGCTCAAACATAGTTCTTAAAATTTCCATAAGCCTGTATTTTATGCTGCCTGTAGATAACTTAATAGGTACTACCCAACTAAAAATACAATATGGCGGGTTATCATCTCCTGAACCCTCTACCCAGCCATCTTCTGTAATTGTGCGTCCTAACACTGTTGATTCCGCTGTATTTGTTAAATCGTCAAGCCCAACTTTAAGTGTTCCATCTGTAAATTCGGGGTCGGATATGGTAAGCGCATCATCGGCATAGAAATTTACCGGCGCAGCATTTACAGTTTCTTCAATAGATGTTGCTTTTCCAAACACAAGACCGATTCCTTTTGTTTCTGTTTCCGAACCGTCAATATTTTGCGTAATTGTCAAAGGACAAATTTTAGGATACCTACAACCTTTAAAAGGCATATTTAAGCCTCCCTTTCATAAGAAAAATTAATTGGCAGGTGGTACATCTTTGAATCATTTTCATAGAGTTCCGGACCTGCCGATATAGTCGAAAAATCAGCGGTGCGCAAATGGCTTTTTATTGTTGGTAATAAAGCCATAAGCGCATCACGTTTGTTTGAATAAATATCTACTGTACAATACATATTTCCATCTTGCGGCGTATCGTCTGCAAAAAATTCATCTTGGTCAAGATAAGTATAATATTGCAAATAGGTCTTTTCCGTTCCGCTGTAATGCAGATGTGCAACTGGTACAGCCTTTTCGCTGTATGTGATATTAGCTAAGGCAGTTTCAATAGTATCATTTATTGTCATTTGTTTACCGCCTCATTAAACACTTTTTGTGCCGCGTCTTTTGCTTGCATTTCGGTTGCTGCTTTTGCCGGCCTTAGAATCGGAGTTGCAAGCTGTTTCGTCGTGCCATATTCCAACGCCAACATTTTTTGGTTGTTTGCTACTCCTTTTTTGTCATACCCAGATGGTTTAATATACGCTCTCCAAACGCCTCTTTTATCCAGCTTTGGTTTTGTCTTTACAATATGGTCTACAAGGCTGTCTGTTGTGCTGCGCCTGTGCGGCTGCAATCTGCGGATAACTTCCGGATAAGTTGCGTCCTGCTCCGATTCGAGCATTTTAGGAGCATATTCCGCAGTCTTTTGTAGGCTTGACAGTTTATCCGTTAGTTCTTTTGGAAGTGAAAACGATAATTCAGCCATATTTCACCCCGAATTCTGCCGATTATCTTTGGCATGGATTTCAAGCCATTTGTGTTCATCTCCAGCATCAATCGGTAAAGACGTAATTTCTAACGCATGGTTTTCATCTGTGTCGCCATCGGCAAATATACGCATTGTGGGGCGTATCTGCTGCGCATATGCCTTAGTCCAATGTATTGTAAATATAATCTCATTGTTGCTTTGAGAAGCGGCAGCCTGATAATACATTCGACCTGTATTTCCTCGCTTTGCAGCCCACAAATTAGTAAAAAGGTCTTGCCATTCTGCGTCGTCTGTTCCGTCACTTATATTCTGCTGGATTGTAATTCTGTGGGTAAGTCTATAGGCAGTCATTTTAGGCAATCTCTACCGCCTCCTTTACTTTATTTGCAAGTTGCAAAATTTTATATTGGTATGTTTGCGGCATGTCTGTACCCTCTGAAAGACAAACTAAAAGGATTTTGGCGCAGAGTTTAGCTGTTGGGTCAATAGTTGCATAAGTATCAGTTGTAGTAGCCCAGTCAAAACCAGTTTCTATTTTTATTTGGTCATCAATCCCGCTAAGCTCCATATCAAGGTTTGGGCACTCTTCCAGTGAGGATATATGTAGTGCATTCATGGCCTCTGTTTGCGTTAAAATGTGGCCTGTTATTGTATCAGCCATTTAAAATCACCCTCAAACTTCCGCCCATTCAGAGCTAACGGTATATCCGGCCTTTTTGCCAGATACATTCGTCATAATCGCCATAAGTACAGTACCAGGAGGAACAATTCTAAAGCTGTTTTGGTTTTTCTTGTTCTCATACAATGCAGAGGAAACAGTTTTCAACAATTTGTCTGTTGCCGTGTCCTCCCATGTAACTACTTTGCTCTGCGCCGTTGCTATGCCTGTGAAGTACCACAGCCCCATATCAG